GTTTCAATGGTTGCAACTGTCTTATAAACAAGTTGCCTAAGTTTGCGAACTCCCCTGTGACCAAATTCACCTTATCATATGGCCATATAAATGGAAGCTCAAGCTCTCCAGCTTGACTCTCGCTAGGGTCTATATATATGTGCAATCTTTGTGAAGCCTGTATTACATTCACGATATTTGCCGCTGTATTGCCTGCGTAACTCGAAATCTGATCATACGTTGCATTACTCAGCGGAGCATAATCTACCATTAATCTCCCATACAAGAAAGAATTACCGTTTACAACGATCTTTACATGTAGGTTACCAGAGAAATTTTGGAAGTTGCTCACACGATTAGAGACTCTAACGTTGTTCAAAAACAGCGTCCATGGATCTATCTGCCCGAACAGAGGTGTGGCGTCTGCTGTGCCCCACGTGTAAGTAGCTATCTTGACTGGACGTGCAAAGAACTCTGCTAGTGGTACATCTTCATGATAAGTGACGTCACGCGTTGGATCATACGCGTCATTCATCGATGTCTTCCACTGTGTGGATCCGTCTCGGAAAGACAGTGTCCCTGACACTTCTTGCCCTGTCATCTCCATTTGGGAATATAAGCGATCCCCCCCGCTGTTGGATGATGTAGTAGCAATCCGATTTAAAATGTAGGCAATGGATTAATAGCACTACAAGTTCTGCGTTCTATATTTCGACTAAGCACTAAATAATGCGTAACTACAAGGAGTTCATCTACCCAAAGCAAGCCAGTATGTTACATCTAGAAGCAAACAACACTATGTTACATACGGTATCCAATACTATGGTAAGTTTTTAATTATACAGGTGCATACTTATGCGCACCCCGCCTCTTAAGGTTGCGACCCTATACTACGCGAGAATATGTACACTATGGACCTACTCCCCCCAAACACTACATCTCCCTGTACCAGCTGTCCATCTCCTCGAGATTGGGCAACTGACCACCAGGCAGGTAGTGTTTGAGCTCATACTCACTGGCTATTTGTTCCAGCTTGTCTCGTGCATCCAAGAACGTTTCCTTGCCATGCATGTAGAATTCCTGATTGGCACTCCTCAAGATGTCAGCCAACTGCTGCTCCTTGGGGGATACCTTACTCACCAGAAAAGTATGTAACATCTTAAAGATGCTGTCCTTCTCCAGTGGAGCCAAGTATCGACCATGCTGCTCACTGTACACCCACGTCCGTTTCAAAAACGACGTCTCCTTCATACTGATGTAGGGTACAGATTCGGCAGTCTTGTCTGCCATGGTGTAGTTCAAACCATACTTCGCCAAACTCTGTTGATACGTACAATGGTTAAACCAAGGCGTTTTCACACTAACAGACATGACATTGTCATCACCATATGACATGA